GATCAGTTGCGAATTTGATTTTCATAGCTTTAGGTTTGGTACTGCAGGTCGATGTAGCCACCCGCAAAATGCAAAAACTGCTGTCCGGCTCTTAACACGGTCAAGCTCGGAAACTGTAGTCCTAAATGTGTCACAGCCTTTCCGTTAATTGTGATGATCGAGCTTGCGTTCACAGCCTCAGCCACACTGTCGACGATCGCATTAAAAATGTCGTCCGAACTGTTTCCGCTGCCATCGAGATCAGGGTCGAACTTGTGAAAGCCCCAAACATCAAAGCCAAGCGTCAGATCCGAGCAACCGCTTTGGCGAAGATCGGCTTCACGAGCCGTTCGTTTTATCACCCAACCATGGATCGACTCACCAGACGTGCCGTACGTAAATAGCCCGGGCCATTCGCTGAAATCAGGTTTGTTCTCGGGCGTGAAATTGTAGTTGAGGGCATTGTACGGATAGACTTTCGGCCCGGCGCCGACGGCACCCTCGACCAGTGCCTTCAATGCCGTTCGTGCCTGCTTGTCTGTGAAATCGAGTGCCATATCAGACCATCATTGCCGCAAGATCGTTCGTCAGTTCAGGGATAAGCTCGTCCAGTGATGCCAACCACATTGGTCGATTCAGCTGATTAGGATCCTCAAGGATCGGTGCGTAAACCAAGTTTGACTCCAACGCTGATTCCATCGTGCTAAGCTTCACGATGGCCAGCGAACGTCCAAGCTTGCCTGAGTCCGTCGCCGGTGCCTCACCCTGCGCAGATGCCCTATGCGACCGTCGAAATCCCTCGCCGCGCTTCCTCGAGTAAAGTCGCCCGGACTTCGATTCGCCGAGCTTCTGCCGCATTCGGATCCGAACCTTTTGCGGAGCCAATGCCACGAACCGGGCCAAAGCCGCCTCGTAGTCTGGGACATCGCCACTGATCGTCGTTCGAAAACCTAACATCCCTACATCATCTCCGTTACGAACTTCCAAACACCAAGATTGCCTGCCGTCGAGTCAAGTTTCACGCCTTTGAACTTGTACTCACCAACCATCATAAAAGCCGTCTTGTTTGCAATAGCTGTCGTTAGCAACGCTGTGTCGATGATCTCGAATTCCCAATCATTGTGTGATAACGAATTACTCGTTTCAGTTACAGCAACTCGTCGACAACACCAGTCAACTATTAACTCTAGAAGCAATACGTTGGCTGAAGGGGTTTTTTCGTAAAACTTAAGCGTCTTACCGGGGAACTCATATTCCCGTTCAGCATTTATGCCTCGACGGTGAGCATCCAAAAACATTTTTGCTGTAATCGCACTCATTATTCGAGCCCTAAACTCCTCGTAAATGCAGGATCTGCTGACGAGACCGTTGGCAGACTCAAGCCCGTCGATTCGCCGGCGTTTAGCGAAGCATCGGCTTCGTCAGCCTTAGCCTCATACTTCTCAGCAATCTTCAGGAAAGCCTGAGCCTGTTTTTCTGGGTCGAAATCTACCCTATCGTTGTTATAACCCGCTTGTTTGGCTAATTGCGCAGCTATCGTTCGGCATAGGTCCGCGGCGACACGATAGATATTCGATTCCTGCTCGGCCGCAAACTCTATCTCCTCGTCCTCGAAGAAGTGTCCGGTATCAACCGTATCCTGAACGAGAAACCGAAGCCGATTGAGCGGCGTGGCCAGATCTGATGCGTCGTATGTAAATGCCATAATTCAAAAATGGGCTGCCTGTTTGCGACAAGCAGCCCAGGCTAACAGTTCGATCACAATGCCCTAGATCAACTTCTGTTCCGACTCTTCTTTGGAGCAGGCTTGGTTGGTTCGGCCGACTGCACATCGATCGCGGCAACGTCCTCGAGCGGGTCGCCGGTTTCCTCGATAGTTGCGTCGGCGGTTTCCAGATCTTCAAGGTCGATCTCTTCGAGTTCGACTTGTTCGATCGCTTCCTCTGCGTCTTCGGCCGATTCAGTCTCGTCGATTACTTCTTCGACGATCGGTTCGGCCGGCTTTCGTTGAGGCAAATAAGGATCCTCGTCAGGCGTAACGTCATCGACTTCGATCAAATAGCCCTTTCGCATCAAAAAGCCAAGATTCCGATACAGCGATCCGTCAACGATTGCTCCGACCTTTAACTTGCCGCGTCCGGCTGTGAATGTTCTGAGTACTTTATGCATATTTGGAAAAAAAGGCAGAAGCTCCAAAACGGAACTCCTGCCGACTGAAACGAAAAACAACGACTACGGAATGATGCCGTTGAAGAAGTATCCGAGGTCGGCACCGACCTTCTTGATATCAAGCGACATCTGAGCTTCGACCCACTCGCAAGCGAGTGCTTCTTCGCGGTAGCGTTTGACAGCTGCCTGTTCGCCGATACCTTGCGAAACGCCCGTCCACGCGAACGTGTAGCCTGCTGACGGCATTTCGATCGCTGGCGAAGGATTGACATAGCCGACCCATGCTGATTTGCCAAAATTAAAGCTTCCAGCAAAGGTAGCACCCTGCTTGGCGGTATTGACGACTGATTTAGCAACCAGTACGCGATCGACGCCAAAGATCTGAGCAAGTGCCTGCTGCGTGACGATCGCCGGAGCGTTTGGGCCACCGCCGTACTTGATCTTTTCTTCGAACTGAGCAGCTTCCTTGAGGACATTGAACACTTGATACCCCAGGATCATCGTGTTCGGCTCAAATCCGGTCGCTTGCAGAATGGTTTCCTTTGCGACGTCGACGTCGTTGACGGCATCACCGTTCGTATCGTCAGACCAGTGATAGGTTTCACCGGCTCCGATACCGGAAGCTTCGCCCTCGATGTCGGTCGCCCAGACGCCGGTCGTGAAGAAATCCGTGACGAACATACGTTCAAGCCTTTGCAGCATCTGGCGGGTGCAAAAGTTGACGGCGTTTCGCTCGAGGTTGATCGGATTGTCGGCATTTGCCTTTACACGATCATAGATCGGGTGACGATGAGCGAATTCCTCAGTCGAGTAATTCTCCTGCTCTACGTCATATCCGCTCGACGCAGCCTTGGTACCAACGGCACGAGGCTTGGCGTCGTCGCGAAACCACGCATCCTTCGGAAATACATAGTATTTATCCGAAGCCTTCTCCACCGGAATGACCGGGAAGATCTTCGAGGCGATAAACTCCTCGGTCTTCTGCATGTACGCCACGCTCATGTTCGTGAGCGGTCCGTCAATATGAACTGCCTGCTTATTGGGTTGCATGTTTACAAAAGTCTCCTATTTCAGAATTAGAGTCCGACGCCCAACTTAGCGGCGTGAATAAGTCAGAGTTGCAAGAACTCCAGGATCAGCAAGACCGGTACCCGGAGTGCTGGAAACAAAAGCGACGATCTCGCCTTCGTCGACATCGAGATTTGACGCTGTTCCTGAAAGGGTCAGAGCCTTTTCGTCGAAATCGTTGGCATTGACGCCATTATCGAACGCTAGATCCGCGATCACGTCGGTACCGTTACCGTCGGTACCCTTGTTGATGAACTCATACTTACGATGGTTCGTGGCCGCACCTGTGATATCGGCGACAGGCGTGATGCTCGCGGCCGAGACCGTCAGGTTGTACGGAGCTCGGAAGAAGACGTAAGATGCGTCGACGTTTGTGCCGAGAGCCGGATACACCTGCTGATGCTTCTCAACGCCCGATCCGCCCTCAGGAGCAACGTAGATGTCGATGTATTCGCCATCTGAACCGGCTTCGAGAGCCCAGCCGTTCGATCGCTCGCCGGTAGCAATGGCAACAGCCTTGCCGTTGGCGTCGGACTTGACCTTTGCACCTTGCGTGATCGAGCCACCGCAAAGAACCTTTGAAATGCCGCTAACCATAACGTTGCCGGCCTCGTTAGCGATCGGTTCGTCTTGAATAACGCCGATAGCTGCCTCGCCCGCTCCGGTCTTGACGAGCTTTCCGCTCGAAAGCTTCACGAAGCGAAACGGTGTATCGGTAAATGCGGTATTGGCGACAAAGCGTCCAATTGAGATTTCAGGCTGCGACATAAAAAGAGTTCTCCTATCTAACTAGTATTGGGCGTGGATCTCGCCACGCCCGTGATATTTCTACGACCTACTTACCTTCTTGGATCGCCGCGTACAGATCAGGATTCTGTTCGTATACGGTCGTTCGTGCCTGCTGAATGGTCAGCGTCGAATCCTTTGCCATCAGCTCGCGAGCTTTGGCTTCGACCTGTGCTTCGGCCGAGTTATCGGTACCGGCACCTTTCTTGCCGTGCTCGGCGAACAGACCGGCAGTCTCGATCTGCTTTCCAAGTGCGGTCTGATTCGTGATAAAGGCCTTGACCTCTTCGGAATCCTTGCCATGAGCTTCTGCAAGCGTCGACAGTACCGACTTATTGACAGTATCTTCGCCGCCCATATCTTTGACCGTCTCGTTAAGCCACTTCTCGTGTGCCTCTGCCTCGAGTGCAGCGATGCGATCGTTAGCCGCTTTCAACTGTGCGGCAGTTTCTGCGGCATCACCGGACTTTGCGTCTGGCGTTTCGACCGCTGCTTTACCTTCATCGGCTTTCGCTTCGGCGCCAGCAGGTGCGCCGGCCGTTGGCTCTTGAGCATCTGCCACCGCAGTTTCGACTTTGTCTTGATCTTTCATAAGGTCTCCGTTTTCTTGAAAATGTTCGGCAAGTTCACTACCGCTATCAACAGTTGAAAAATTTACCGCAGACGAATTGTTAATTGTGGCTGTTGCTTCATCTTCGCCGTCAGATCCTTCCGGATCTTCTGTCGGCGCGTCTTCGATCGGATCGGGAAACTCCTCGTATTCCTCGCCGGCGACATAGCCGACGGTGTGAGTAGAAGCAAGTGCTTCGATCGTGCTCGAGAATGAAGCGACGCGATCAGCAAGCCCGGCATCGACCGCAGCTTGGCCAACGAACACATCACCCTGGCCAAAATTGTCGAGAACGGTCTGAACGCTGACGCCGCGGCCGACTGCTACGGCACGAACAAAAACGTCGGCGATCGCGTCAATTCGTTTCTGAATTCGATTACGGCCTTCGTCTGACGAAGGTGATGCGTTCTTGTAAGGCGATTGCGTCGAGATGAACTCGATCTCCTCAAGGCCACGCATTTCGAGCTGTTTAGTGTCATCGAGGTACACGGCCATGACGCCGATCGATCCGAGAATAGCGGTCTTGTCGATAGCGATATCTCCGCACATTGACGCGATCCAATACGCGGCCGAGCAGCCCATTCCGCCAACTCGTGCGGTGATCGGCTTCTGCGATCGTGCGCGATAGACCATTTCGCTAAACTCGCTAATTCCGGTCACCTCGCCGCCGGGCGAATTGATCTCGAACATGATCGACGAAACCTGAGGGTCATTGAGAGCCGCGTTTAGGTTACGAGCCAAACGATCGACACTTGTTGCTCCGCAGTAATAGGTAAACAAGCTCGCGTATCGGAAGATCGGACCACTGATCGGAATGATCGCAACGCCATTGCGGTTTTCGATAACATCGTCCTTTCGCCGATCCCAGTTGTAGTAATCAGGTTGATTATTCGGATCGACCGCAGTCGGCGCCGGCAACTCCATACGCCCGGCTATCATCAGCATCGTGCGAAATGCATCTTCGGTGATCAACCAATCTGCATTGATGGCGGCAGTAAACGCTCGGCCAATGTGTAGTGAATCGTTCTTCTCGGTCATAAACTTATTCGTCTCCATCGTCATCGGGATCAACCTTGGTTGTTACGGCGGTCGTCGATGTTTTGGCATCGACAGGAATATTCGCCTTGCTCTTCAAAAATGCCTGTTCTTCCGCGTTGAACGTCACACCGGCTTTCACCAAGACGTCGATATACTCACCAAACTCCTTGAGGTCGATATCTTCGAGCGTGCCTGCTTGTAGGTACGGAGCCCGGTCGCTGGACTTGCCGTTGAGCCTCAGCAGTGGCGGTATCGCCTGCTGATTTACGGTGTCGCAGATCGAATCAAGCCAGGTCTTTGCAGCCTTCAGGAAAGCACGAAACTTTGTGCTGCCTAATGCATACGAGCCTGTCTCCTTGGAACCGAGAAGCAAAAAGTCAGCCATCGCCGACATCAGCATTCTCTGGTCATGCCGCTGTATCGCGACGTCGATATTGATGGCACGTTCACCGCCAGAAGTTAGCAGCTCTACATCGAATCGCTTGTGACCTTTTGCGTCGTACTCGAGCGGATAAAGAACGTAGCTAACCTCATCTTGACGAAGTTTCGAGCCAAGATCCTGCAGATACGAAAGCATCTGTTTTTCGTCGGCCGTCGCCGTTTCTTTGAAGATCTCGGGAGGAGCTCCGATCTTTGGCAAACCTGCAAGCTCTCGCTCGATTCCGATGCCCTCGATATTCTCGATATGGCGTTTGAAGTAGAAGTCCCGATATGCTCGGCGAAGGATCGAAAAACCCTCGGGATTCTGCTTGCGCGAGCTCGGCCGAAAGTGCAGAGCCTTTTCGATCGGGATCGATCTGACCTTGAAATCAGGCTCCGGCATCTGAACCATGGCCGTAACTTCGTCCCACTCGTCAAGCGTCCACTCGAATAGGCTTTCCTGCGCTCGGATAGCCCATTTTCTCCAACCGACAAGGCCGTCCGAGTATCGTGAATTCTTAGTTTTGTCCTTGCTTAGGCCGCCACGACGTTTGTAAACGACCTCGAAATAAGCCCATCCCCACGGAATGAACGACAAGATCTCAGCAACCGTCGATTGCCACGTTTGCTGCATATCCTCGAACATGCACTGACGAACAAACTCGGCCAGTTCGAGATCTTCTGGCGTTTCTTCGAAAGGAACGATCTTCCATTCGACCTGACGAGCGATCATTTCGATCAGGAATAGCAGGCCGCCGATCGAACTATCGGTCTCGGACATCTCCCGAACTGCCTTACGCCATTTGTCTCCGCGCAGCTTCTTGTCGACCTCATCGACAATGCGACCGGAGTAAATAGGCAGTCCGGATTTACCAAACTCGCCGAATTTTGAATTCGTTTCAGCCATCGAGTGAGAGAATAAAGAATTCAGGCGATTTAATGTCGAGGCTCAAAAATGCGGTTTTATTGCCATTTGCTTGAGTTTTGGCCGCCGATCGGGATAGGCAAACTGCCGCCATCGAAGATGTGGTCCGGTGCAACACAGAGAATAAATCCGTCGCCATCGTCCGGGCTGCGTTTGATCTTTTTGCGAAATTCTTTCTTTGGTTCAATCTTCTTGAGTTCGAGTCCCGATCGGTTGACAGGCTCCCATTCACGTTTGGTCAGATCGGATTCGAGAGCTTCGGGAGCTTTCAGCAGTCGTAGGCCAAGCAGTGATTCTTTCGCTTCGAAGTACATCTCGGTAGCCAGATCGTCATATTCTTTCCAATTATGAGCCGAGCCGCCGAATTGAACCGGAATGATCTTGAACTCGAAAAACGCCTCGCGCAATTCCATGCTGTGCTTGGCAGTGTCGATCAGTCCAGAACTATCGCCGCCGGCATCAATTCGAACGTGCAGACGACGTACGCCTTTCGCTGCGAGTGACAAGGCAACGTCGCGCAAGCCATGAAAGTATTCTTTCGAGTCTTGTTTGAAAAACTGCTTTGCTCGCCAAACGTTCTGTTTCCAACGAACGTAGAGCGTTCCGTAATCGGTTCCGAATCGTGCTGTGTCGATGCCGATAGTCGCTCGTTCCGAATCTTCCGGAAGCACGATCAGGTCAGATTCTTTGCGCTTTGTAGCATTGCGGTATCGGCCGACGGGGATCACGGTCTTATCGGCAAGATCGGCCGGAGCGATGCCCAGGACGCGCCACATGAATTCGTGGTCAGGCTGAAAGATCGTGCCAACAGGCAACTCTACGCCATGAACCATAACCGGCCAGTCGATAGTGAAAGTCTCGTTGTCTTCGTTCTTCTCGAGGACCACTTCGCAATGTTCTTCGATCATCGATCGAACATACTCACGTTGAACAGCGTTCGGCACAACCTCGCGGCCGGCGACAACGTTCGGATGGTCGATACACGAAATCCTGAATGATCGGACATTCGATTTTTCCTTGATCTTGTGAAAACGTGAGGTCTGAGTTTTCGGGTTAGCCTGCATCAGCACGATCGAGATACCGCCTGAGGTCATTGACTCGATAGCGTTGTACACGTAGTCGTCGACGCCTTCTGCTTCGTCCAAGACGAACATCAGGAATTCGCCGTGCTTACCCTGAACTCGCTCAGTACCTTTGCCGCCGGCGTTTGATGTCGCACGTCCTTTGATCGAATGGTCCGGGCCCGTGCGGATCTCGATCGTCTCAAGAATACGGCCTGGCAGTCCTCGGCCAGTGCGATCTGATTTCAGTTCTTCCCAAAGATTGTCGCGCAAAGCCTCGCCTGTCGGAGCGTACATACGAACACTCGACGGCGTGAAGCAATCATGAAAGTGAGAGATCAGGCCTGTCGCGATCTTGGTTTTGCCGACGTTATGACCGGCTTCCATGCGGATGTAGTTTTGAATGATCTGGCCGGGCTTCCAATGCTTTAGCTCCGACTTCTTGAGACGACCGGCCTCATAGTCTCGCTTCTCAAACTGCTGCTGCAGGGCAAACGTGTAGGCATTAACGATCTCGACCTGTCCCGGACGCTCGTTGCTCGATCCGGCCCACGGCTCCCACTCGAGGAACTTTTTGATGTATTCGATCGGACGGAAACGATAAGGTTCAAATCGCTCGGTCTGAGGTGGTTCGCCGTAGATCTCAAGAGCTAACGCCGCTGCCTCAGCCCGCTCGTCAGGATCCTCGATCTGCAAGATCTTCTCGACGACCGCTTCACGAGTTAGAATCTCCATGCGGGATCGACTCCTTTGGCACTCCGAGCAATGCGGCTAGCGATTCATTTGCGGAAATATCAACCTTTTTCGGACGATCAAGACCAAGCATCTTCGATCGACGGTCCATGATCTTTAGCATCGCCTGAATGTCTTTGGGTTTGGCGTTCGTCATGAGCCGAGGCCACAAAGCCAACGTCATTTTGTTGAGACGCTGTAATTCGACCTCGACAATTTGCTTACCTTTGATCTTACTTTCTTCTCTCGAACGCTTTATCGCCGAAGCAATATCGTTGCCGACATTCGATTTTGAGCAGCCTTCGTAACCTTTGGTTGCCAGATGATCCGATATCTGACGGTACGAGGATCCGGCGGTATAAAGCTCGAGACAGAGATCCTCGCGCTCCATGATCATGAGCTTTTTAGCGGTGATCTTTCGCGAACGTCGGGTGTAATGCGCGACCGTTGGAGCGTGTGTTTGCTCGTCTGCCATATCGGATTAGGAATGTTAGCGAGAAAACGAGCGTTATTGTTCGGCTTCCAGAATGCCGGTGAGATGCAGGAAGTTAGCGAACTGCCAATTACGACAAGTCGAGTAAGCCTTATTCGAGAGCTTCGCATGGCCGACGTGTTCCATCGAGCCAGTCTCGATCGGTAGCGGAATGGCGTTGATAACGGTCATCTTGATACCGTGCTCGTCGATCTCGAAAGACTTGTCCGGCTCAGCACGCATGGCGAGGTGGAAGTTGTTTTCCCACTTGTAGGGCGTGGTCACGCCGCAGAGATACAGGATGTCAGCAGGGAATTCGTCGAGTTGGATCGATGTCGCTCCGACTAGATCAGCTCCGATACGTTTCGAGTATTCGCCCTTGAGCGATCGGGCACAGTGAACGTTGAGGTTGTAGCCGGTGACGTACTTCAGCCACAGATAGCGGAAATTTGCATTGATCGTGAGGTCAAGAAATTCGATCATTCTTTTCCAATTGTACAACAATGGCCTCGACCAAACTACTGTGAACGTTGAGTTTAACGCCGCTGTAGTCAAGATTGAATTCGGTCTCAAGAGCTTTCCGGACCACATCGACGGCGACCGGCAGCGGCTTGCGACAGATCGCGTGGATCTGCAGCTTGGCCGAGTCTGCAAATGGTTGGATCTCGACCTCAGCGAAGTATCGGCCGAGTGTTTCGCGCAGGCTGTCTTCGGTATGAAAGCGCTGTTTTGTCCAAACGCCATTGCGGTAGATCGTCGAAAAGCCCTCGTCGTCAAGGAATTCGATGTTTCGCTGCTTTCGCGTGCATCGCTTCTTCGATCGCATATGAGCGAACTCATACTTTCGGGTGCCTGTGTAGAATGTGCCGTCAGATCTAAGCAATGCCGCGCAGGTTGCCAGGACGAAATGCTCGTACTCGAGCGAGGTCACGGAATTTATAACAGAATCGAGAACAACGTAATCGAAAAGCCCGAATTGTTTAACGGATTCCTCGATTCGTTTAATCGCGGCCCGGATCGTTGGCAGATCGACCGAGCCCGTGCCGGCGACACGTTGGAAAGGTTCGTAGCCGATGATGTTGTAGCCTTGGCCTTGAAGACGCTTGCGATAATCAGCATAGCCCTCGCCAAAATCGATACCGCGTTGTTCAGGCTTTATGTTTGGAATGATCCGCAACTCGTAGCAGCTCGACTTGTTCTCCTTTCCGCTTTCGCCGTTCCTGAGACGATGCATCTGGCACTTCGTCTGTGAGATGTTATGGACAGGCAGTGTGTCGTAGTTGTACTTACCGTATTCTCGCGAGAGAAAAGGGAACATCGTCTCGGCTTCGTCTGCCGTGAGAACGAACGCCAACACAGGTTTGCGAACCAATGCAGTCGCAACGGCATAGTCCGAGTTGAACAGCACGTCGCCCTTTTCCGATACGATCAGCGATCCCCAGTTGCCGTGCTTGATGATCAGTCTGCAGATCTCCGCGACGATGGCTGGCGATTGCCGGTCGACCACGTTTATACGTGTCGGCTCAAGAAAAACGTATCCACGCTTAAGCCTGCCGTCAATTTTGACTACTGAGGAGTTTGTCTCGACCGAGTTGTGATACAGGTTTAGCCGGGCTTCGTCTTTCTTGGCGAGCTGCGTGGTCCTGAATGTCGGCACATGAGTTTTGCCGTTGGCGATCAAGGCCTTGACGCGTTGGTGACCGGCGATCAGTGTACCGTCGCCATTGAGCAGGATCGGTTTGATGACGCCAAAGGTATCAAGCGACTCGCGCAGCATCTGAAACGAATCATCATCGATCCGCCGCGGGTTGTAGTCTGCAGGCGATAGGTCGGAAATAGGGAAGTCGGGAATAAATTCGATCACAATTCTTTTGGAGAGATAACTGAAACATCAAAATACCCACCGTACAATCCGCTGTTGGTTACGTGGAGTGAATATGCTACTCGGCCGTGGGGTTTTTCGGTCGGCTTACAATCCTTAACCAAGTGATCGAAGTCCTCGTGCGTCGTAACGGCGCCGATAGCCTTTTTCATTGCTCGAATGAGCTTCAACGGATCGCTCGCCTCCTCGATCCACGGAACCGCAATTAGGTCGCAGTCACGGTGGAATGAACCATGAACGGCAAGGGCATAGCCGTGGCGTTTTGCGACCGCGTGAAGCATCGGATAAAACGCTACATACGCAGCAGCTCGTGCCGGTGACGGATCGGAAAGCTTCTTGCTCACAACCCAAGTACCTCGCCCGGAAAGCCGTAGTACGTGCCGTTCTTCTCGACATAGGCCTCGTAGCGTTTCTCGAGCTCGGCAAGTTCGTCGTCGGTCATCGGTATTCGATGATCACCAAAAGCGAAGTAGTTGAGCATTTCAGATGCGGCATCGTCAGAATCCTTCGTGAGTTCGGCCGTCTCGATCAGATCTTTACGTGACAACCCGGCGATCGCTTCCATCAGTCCGGAAGAATCAACATCGACAAGTTCTATCAGTTCGTTCAGCTTCTCGATATCGGTCGTAGCCATTGCACCGATCGGGTCGAGAAGTAGCAGCATCGCTTGCTCCTCGTCTTCGGTGATATCGACAAGCGTAAAGGGAACTAAAGCGTTTGGATCCTTACGAAGCGCTTCTTCGATACGAGCGTGGCCGTCGATCAGGTTGCCGGTCTTGCGGTTCACGATGACGCCTTGCACCCAGCCGACACGCGACAAGATCTCGTTGAGAGCGTCACGCTGCGTCTGCGGATGCGTTCGCCAGTTCGCAGGATTGAACTTGAACTCAGATGCTGCTTGCTCGCCGGTCGAAACGATCCGGTTATTCCACTCAGTTGCTTTCTTAGCCTTTGACATTAAGATTGAACCTCTTTTGCGGTGCCGATGAAGCCTCGAAGCTCTTTCCCGGATAAGACGTTTGGTGATGCCAGTAATCGAACGGTCAGCGTTCGACCGGCGCCGAGTCTAAATGTGACAGTCACATCGAACGGCATACGCTTGGCGATCGCGTTCGAGATCTCTCCGTCGAGCATCTGCCTTTCAGCCAACGATGCGACACGCGATAGATAGTTCGAATGAAACAGATCTTGTTCCTCAGCATCGAGCATTTCCCGAAACGAGAGATTCGCGAAACACATCTCACCATTCGCGTCGAGGTGAAAGACCGGTTGCGGATCATACTCGTCTTTATGATCGATCCGAGCCTGGATCTTTTGAACCACAACAGCCGTCGAGTTAACGACATCCTTTAGACTGGCTCCACCGTTAGTTCGAAGTTCAGAGTCGATGCGGTCGAGCGTTGCTTGCATGCTGTTCAGTAGATCAGTTCGCACTTTTCGACGATTCCACCAGTCTTTGACCTTTTGCTTTGTCGGCGTCCAGCCATTATACCAGATCTCCTTGAAAGCCTTGATCAGACCGCCAAGGCCGACGATAAACGCAACAACAACGCCGACGATCCCAAGAATATCGGCGACCGACAGATCGACACCTTCAAGGTTTATGAGTATTAAAGTGAGGAACATAGATCTTTAAAAATTAAACTTCGTAGCTCCGTAAGCACCGGCAACAACGCCTGTTCCGAGACCTGTGGCAAACCACCATTTTCGTTGGGACTTGAGTTTGCGGATCTTGAAATCAAGTTCGCCGAGTCGTTGACGATCGTTCTCGGCCTGGTCTTTGTAAGCAGCGTTTGCCTTGAGCAGCTCGTCGATCCTACCGCCTTGCACCCGATCAGCACGATCTTTCTCGGCAAGATAGAGCTTCTGCCAGTTGGCGGCCGACAACTGCCATGCTTCACGCTGTTTGACGGCCTCGTCAGCTCGTGCCTTCTCATAGTCGCGATCAGCGATGATCTTACGGATTTGCTTTGCATCGTCCGCAGAGAGTGTCGCTAAGTTTATGTCCTGTCCGCTCAGCGTCGGCACAAAGACCGCAAAGCTGAGAATCGTAATCGCCATCAAGATCAATTTCTTCATATCGTTTAGTCCTGTCAGTAGCCAAATCTGCGAACGCCTTGGCCTGCTCTGCAGCTCTCTTTTTGTCGGCGTTGGCAAGTATCTCGGCGGTGGCTTCGTTCTGCTTCTTAAGCAATGAATTTTCGGCCGCTAATTGGCGCTCGTTTTGTTCGAACTTAGCGATCTTTTTGAGGTTTTCGTCGCGTTCTTGCGAATATCGGCTTTCGGCCCAACCGTCGCCGGCGCGGGTTCCGATATAGAAAACGCCTGCAAGAACCGCAATAACGGCGGCGGCAACAATGATCACGGTCACGGTTTTGAATCTCAGCGTTTGATTGCCGAACCTGTCTATCACCTCATGAGCGTTCATGGGTGAGAGTTTCGCCCAAAACGAGCGGTAAATGTTCGGAGAGCAGGAAAAGGAAAAGCCTCGAACCGACAAGTTGAACGGTCCGAGGCTAGTGTTAGTTCCTAAGGTTGGAGAAAAGTCCCAACTGTTTACGTGTTATACATCTGCACGAGCAAAGTGGTTGCCGGCGAGTCCGCTAAAACCTTTGGTCGAGCTTGTCGTATGCGCAGCCTCGATATTTGGTTTGAACAGACCAGGTAAATAGCCGTCGAGTTCTTGTGCAGCGAAGATATCCGGACGTGGTTCGTTCAGGATCATCTTGCCGGTAGCAGCCGGTACGCTTGTGTCGATCGATACGAGTCTCGATTCAACC